ACATCAGCAAGATACCCGCCGATACTATTGATGAAGAGCATATATTTGGCTCTATTGTTCACAAGGCGGAAGATTATGAGAATATAGCATGGGCTGTGGCTGTTATCCTCTTAGGTAACCGCTTCACAGAGACCGTACGCCCGCCTTTTTGGCAGTTTTGGAAACGAAAGAAGCATATTACCCAAGGGGAGGTATTAGCCCAAAAACTCACCAAAGCCCCTATGTCAGAACTCTCTGAAGCCTTTTTTAAGGCATTAGAACAAATGGACATACGCTCTTTTTTCGTCATTTCCACTTCCCTCAAAGGAATGATGATCACCAAGCCGACGAAGGAAGTGGAGAACGAAACGACAGCATCTGGGGGCTCGTAGGTTCATTTGCTAAGCAGTACAGACTAACATTTGACTATGTCCTAAACATGAGCTATGCCAATGTAATGCTATATAGCTCTGTGATACCCTCGTATGATTACGATAAGAAAGATAAAAAATCTCCACACAAGAAAGAAACCCCTACCAACTATGGGGCGTTTGTGTCAAAATTAAAAGCACTTCAGTAGTGGTTAGCGATTAGTTGTTAGTTGTTAGACTATGGCAGCTAATCATTAATCACTAACCACTAATCATTAATATTATGCAAGAAAACGAAGGAAAACTACTCTTTGAGGTAAGAGCAGACCAAACAGATATAAAGAAAGATATTGAGGCTATCAAAAAACAATTTGAGAGCTTAACAGAGAAGACAAAAGAAGAGGGCAAAAAACAAGCCGAAGTATGGCAGAACCTTATCAAGGGGGCAACTGCTTATTTCACCCTACAAGGGGCGCAATCATTCATTAGTCAAATGGTAGCCGTACGCTCCGAGTTCCAACAACTCGAAATATCTTTTGGGACTATGTTAAAGAGCAAGGAGAAAGCCAACGAATTAATGGCACAACTCACCGACCTTGCCGCTAAAACACCCTTCGGACTCCAAGAAGTATCTGAAGGAGCTAAGCGTTTGCTTGCCTTTCAAGTTCCTGCTCAAGAGGTAACCGAAACCCTCCGACGAATGGGTGATGTCGCTGCTGGATTAGGCGTACCTATGGGGCAACTCATTCACGTATACGGGCAAGTGAAAGCACAAGGAAAGCTAATGACCAACGACCTATACCAGTTTATGAATGCCGGTATTCCTATTATAGCCGAATTGAGTAAGGTAGTAGGTAAGAGCGAAACCGAAATCAAAGATATGGTTAGCGCAGGCAAAATAGGCTTCCCCGAAATTCAAGCCGTTATCAAGAATATGACCAGCGAAGGCGGATTGTTCTTCAACCTAATGGCAGAGCAAAGCAAGTCGTTAGGGGGACAAATATCCAACCTGCAAGACAACTTCGAGCAAATGCTTAATGAAATAGGAAAGGCAAGCGAAGGCGTCGTATCAGGAGCTATTAGCGGAGTAGCCTATTTAGTAGAAAACTACCAAACACTCGGCAAAATCATCGCAGGGCTCATCACCACCTACGGAGCATACAGGGCCGCTGTTATTGTCAATATCACCCTTACACGCAGCTGGGCAGTAGCGGCTCGTGCCGATGCCATCGCCAAAGGCATACAAACCACCGCTACTAATATAGCAACAACAGCCACCAAAGCCCTCAATGCTGCTATGAAAGCCAATCCTTATGTGTTAGTTGCTACTGCCTTAGTAGGGCTCGTGTCATATATGGTATTGTTCAACAAAGAAGTATCCATAGCCGAAAAAGCACAAAAAGCCTTCAACGAAGAACAAGAACGCCAAAAGAACCTACTACAAGAGGAACGCAACGAAATCGACAAACTCATCGAGGTAGTAAAAGACGAAAATGCAGCTAAAGCACAACGATTCAATGCCTTTAATAGGCTGAAAGAAATATATCCTGACATCTTCAGCAAGTACAAAACCGAAGAGGAACTTATTCGTAATATATCAAACGCTCTCAAAGAACTAAACAATGTCCAAAAGGAAAAAGACCTTAAAATGGATAAAGACTATATTGAGCGGTTGCAAGTACAAAAACGTGGGTTAGAAGCTAAAAAACGAGTGTCTGCTAATCCTGCTGAAATAGCTGAGTTTAACAAGCAAATACAAGGCATAAATATTCAGATTGACAAAGCTACCAAACAACACGCTTGGCAATCTACTTTGAAACGCATTGATGATATAGCCGAACTATCAGCCGATGAGCAAGCCAAAGAGCGCAAACTGATGATTGAGGAATACAACCGTAGACACAACGCTAAGCAAGCTAAAAACCAAAACGTTTTGAAAGAAGGCGAAAAACAGGATATACGCAAAACAACTCCTTTTGGTTTTACTGGTTATGAAAACTTTTCTGATGCCGATTTAGGTCTTATCATTAGCAAAGCCAAGCAATTAGAAGAAGCTGAAAAAGAGCGTAATAAAATCATTGACACACGTAATGAATTACTTGTCAAACAAAAGGAATTAGCAGGAAAAATAAGTGCTATACAATCAAAAGGAGGTCAAACGCAAAACGACAAAGACGAGTTAAACAAACTACAAAAGGAAAAAAAGATTATTGATGAAAAGCTAAAAGGTGAGTACAACGAGCAAAGCCAAAAAGCCACTGCAAAAGCCAAAAAAGAAACCCTTCCAGAGTTCGACACCGAAAAAGCCCAACAAGACCACCAGCGACAAATCCAAGACGACCTTTTTAGGCAAGAAGAAGCCCGTATCAAGATAATGCAAGACGGAACGGACAAACGCCTTGCTATCATACAATTAGAGTATGACAAGCAAGAAGAAGAGATAAGGAGGCGTTCACAAGACCAGTTAGCCGCCTTTATCGAAACGCAAAAAGCAGAAGCCGAAGCAGCGGGCAAATGGAAAAAAGGAAAAGACTTTGACACCAATACCGAAGCAATCAATGCCGAAAAAGCCCGCCTTGCCGAAAACGAAAAGACACTTTTAGCCGACAATGCCGAGTACCAACGTATTCAGCAGGAACAAGTGTATAAGGAGCTGTTAGAAAAGTACCAAACCTATACTGACCAGCGCAAAGCCATTGAAGAAAAATACAATGCCGATATAGCCGCCTTACAAGCAAAATTAGGGGCAGACGCTCCACAAGTGAAGAAAGCACAAGACGAAAAGGCTCGTGAACTTAAGAAGCTGGACATACTGCACAAAAAAGAGGGGACAGCCATTGCGAAGTTGTTCGACAACCTGCGCAAAAAGACCGTCAAGGAAATACGTGAGACCATTACAGACGCTGAAGCCGAAATTGACGCCTTAGCAAGCACCCTCGATATGAGCGACAATGCCAATGTAGAGTTTATTAAAAACCTACGCCAGCAGATAGAACAAGTAAGAGACACCGCCGAGCGAAGCGACACTACTTTTGGCAGACTTGGTAAAAACATTCAGGCTTTATTCAAGTTTAAACCCAATACGATAGAATGGAAAGAAGCGCTACAAGGCGTTCTTTCAGATGCTCAGTCAATTACTGGTGAGTTTGCTCAATTAGGACAAGAGTTTGAACGATTAGGGCAAAGCACAGGTAACGAAAGTCTGAAGCGTATAGGGCAAACAATGCAAAACGTTAGTAATGTACTTAATAGGACTGCTTCGTTCGCCCAAATGGGAAGCGCAGCAGGACCGTGGGGAGCAGCCATAGGTGCAGCAGTAGGATTACTAACATCAGGATTTGAGAGTGCTGCAAAAGCACGTATGGAGCACGAAAAGAAGCTGCAAGAAATAGCCAACTCTAAGATAAATCAGCAAAGCGAGTACAACAGACTTTTGTACGAAGAGCGAATGCTACACAAGGAGAATACTTCAGTATTTGGAACAAAAGAAGTCGCTACTGCTTTAGGCTATCTAAAAGAGTATAAAACCCAGTGGGACTCCTTACAAAAAGACATCACAAGCGGGCTATCTAAAGAAAGAAGAGATTACCTTAAAGGACAAACAGAAAAAGGGTTTAATCCTTTTTCAAAATCAAGTCAAAAAGAGTGGTTAAAAAATAGGAATGAGTTAGTAGCAAAACAGAGCAAACTCGAAAATATAAAGGTAGCAGACGGCAGCTATACCACTGGGATTTTGTGGTGGAAAGAATCACATACAATTTGGAAAAGTGTTATAGATGTTTATCCTGAATTGATAAAAGCTAACGGTGAATTTGATGCTAAATTGGCTAAAAGTATTATAGACAATAGAGAGTTTGGAGAGAGCGGAAAACAAGCCTTACAAGATATTATCGATAGTTACGAGCGAGCTCAGGAGTCTCAAAAGAAGTTTGAAGACTATATACAGAGTACCTTTGGAGAACTCGGCAAGGATATTACTAATAGCGTATATACCGCTCTTCAGAATGGAGAAGACGCTTTTGAAAGTTTCGCCAAATCAGTAGGAAATATAATAGGCAAATTAGGAAAGCAGATGGTGTATGAGCTATATGTAGCAGATGCTTTCAAAGATTTGCAGGCAAAAGTATTACAAGCTGGTAAAGATAGCAAAGGAGATAGTAAAGTTTTTGCAGAACAATCATCTAAACTTGTAGGTGAGTTTGGTAACGCTATGAAAGGTAAAGTTGGTGAAATGCAACAATTCCTAAAAGACTGGAACAATATGAGTAGTAATATAGGCTTTGACTTCCTTAATGAACAACGCAAGTCTACAGAAAAAGGTTTTGCACGTATGAGCCAAGACACAGGAGACGACCTTTTGGGACAATTCAGACTACAAACTCAATTGAGTGCCGAGATAAAGAATGCCGCTTTACAAACAGCTAACTTCATTAGAGAAATGCACCAATCTATGCAAGTTTCTTCAGCAAAACAACTGCAACACCTTGCAGGAATTGAAACAAATACATACAAGCTACACAAGATAGAAACGGATATAGCAGGAATGAAACGAGGTATAGATGAACTCACTACCAAAGGAATAAAAATGCGTACATAAAAAAGCCCCTTAATTGGGGCTTTTTTTCTATTCATTCTAGCGATGTTTTAATGTTATATTATTTGTTTGGGGGTGAAAATATTGGCTATCAAAATCATATAAAGTTAATCTATCTTTCTTATCATTGATAATTCCTTTTACTCTAAAAGTACCTCCGTTACTTATCATTAATAAATTAGGGTAATTGTAAGAATAATGTCCTTTTTCTGTATATGTTTTTGACCAACCTTTATCAATAAATGTAAGTATATATTCATCATATGAAAAGGCTAAATTTATATATTTTTCAAATCTTTCTCCATTATTTTCAATATATGTCCAAGACACTTCTAAATCTTTAGGTACAATCTTATCCTCACTCTTAGAGCACCCCATAGCGAGCACTACCATTAGCAATAATACAATTCTTTTCATTAATTATTGGTGTTTAAATATTAATACTTAGTTTCTTCAGGCGCTCCCTATCTTTTTTAGCCTTATTCACTTGGTAGATAGCTGTTGTGCTTTGGTTAGTGTGCGAAGCCAAAAGCATTGCCGTATCGCTATCTAAATTATCAAGCATATAGTGTTTGAGAGCATAAAAATCAGCTTCAATGCCTAATTTATCTTTTACGTGTCGCTTCCAAAAGCGTGTAACAATCTCGGTATGCCCCATTTTCTTATTAGGAACGAAATCAAGAGCAAAAAGATAGTCGTTAGCATTTTTGCACTTGCTACATATCTCTTTCCAAAAGTCTAATGCTGGGGATAATATCACCTTTGTACAGCGTTTATACTGACCGCCTTTTTCAAGGAGTATTACAAACTCCTGTTTATCCAAATCTACATCTTTTCGTTGTAGTCTGAAAAGTTCGGTATTACGTGCTCCTGAATATAGGAAGATCATCATATACCTATAGAAGTCAGGATTTATAAATCGCACGTGGTTTTTTACCCTTGTTAGTTCCTCTTCAGTAAGTATGGTGCGGGCTTCTTTTATCACCTTTTTAGGGTATATATCTCTTGTTATATTAGCCTCGCAGCATTCGTACTCTATAAGCTCACGGAATAGGCTGGAAAAGTATATCACGAACCTATTGTAATACTTGTCGGATAGTCGCAACCAGTCGAGCATTCGCTTCAAATCTACCCTACGCAAATCCTTTATTTTAACCGTCTGCAAATCGAGGGCTTCGCACGCTTTTTCAAGTCTATTGATAGCGCATTGTATTTCGTATAGGTGTTTTTTAGTACCAACCTTTATTTCCAATGCTCGTCTAAAAGCCTCAATAAAGTGCAATTCAGGATATAACCCCTCTTTATGTACTTGCACGTATTTTTTGAGTATGGGATTATAGCCAGCATCAAGTTGCTTAGGAATGTTTTTAAGCAAGAATGATACCATTGCTTTGCGCTCTTCTATTGTAGTCGGTTTGTTAGCCTTTTTTCTATAAGGGAAGCCCTTAGGATATTTCTTATCAAAACGAGGGTCGAAGAATACGCATTGCACGTACCAGTCTTTATCCAAGTCTTTTTTAGTAGCTTTTTGCCAATTGGCAGGGGATACCCATAGTTGGGAATAGCTACACCCGTCGAGTGTTTTTACTACCATAATGTAATTATTTTAGATTGCCGTTTACCTTGTCGTTTTAAGATAATTACAAATGGATTTCCGTACTAAAAAATAAAAGGTAACGCTTTGAGTGGAAGTGCGTTACCTTTTAGTGACCTCG